GCAAAGCCCGTTTCCCTAAATAGACGACTTCGACGACGGCGACGACGGTAGTCGTCAATATGACACACTATGAGCGCAGATAATAATTTTTACAAATAAACGCATCGTGACGACACATGATGTCAATATTATCGTACAGTTGCCATTATGAGCTTGTATGGTCTTACAAATTATCGAAAAATTTTGATTTATTTTGTGAGCATTATGGTCACACCAGTTAGGTCGCAGCTAAAAGTCTTATGCAGTCATGGTCTCGCACTGCATTAACCGTAATGGATGACAACATTCAAGATAATTTGCTTAGCATTTATCGTAACAAAATTGTAAAACTACAAAATTGCACACAATTTCGTTTTATCGTAACAATTATTATTTGATAATGTTAATATTTCATATGTTTTATCGTAAGAATTATCTCACACAATATTTTACATCAATCAATAACATAATATTGATGTAAAAATTATTATCTGCGCTCATAGTGTGTCATATTGACGACTACCGTCGTCGCCGTCGTCGAAGTCGTCTATTTAGGGAAACGGGCTTTGCCCTAACCGTGGTGTTTCCCTAAATAGACTAGTTCGGATTTGTCTTCATTAACAGACTACGGATTTTTTCTTTTATATTTTTCGTTTCTAATTTTATTTCTTGATTATCATGCATTATTTTTGTTATTTGTTCCTTATAGTTATTTTTCTCTCTTATCATATTTGGTTTAGTAAATTTTGAATATGATTTTTTAATTGATTTGTTTTTACATATTTCTTTATATAAATCACTTGTAATATATTTTTTATATCCATTAGCTAATTTCTTACTTAATACAATATTCATTTTTTTCAACCTATATGCAATTGAACCTGGTGTTAAATTTAGTTCTTTGCCTATTTCAATTATATCTTTATTATCAACACAATACAGTTTCCTGATATTTTCATCAACTCCATCATTAACGTTTAATTCTTTTTTTGTAGCATTATTTAGTTTCAATGGATTTTTGTAATCAACTTTACACCAAGCATATCCCCTCACTTTTTCCCATGTATATTTTTCAATGTATTCTATAGTTTTATTTCTTTCATCGTGAATACTTTTTTCTTCAACTATTTCTACAACACTTAATGGTTTATATTTTTTTGTATAAATTGAACCATTACCACTAAAATGGTCTTCTATTCTTTGAACTATATTTTGACTTCTACCAATGTAATATCTATCATCAATCAATTTTAATACATAAATATAATCTTTATTTGGATCTATATTGTTCATAAACTAATATAGTTATATTTCTTATATTTATATTATATTTTCGTCTTCTTCTTTTTCTTCACATCCGTATCCTCAATAAACTCTACATCAATCTTTTCCTCCACAGCTATATCAATTTCTTTCAACTTAATACCTTTAATCTCAAATGCAGAATTCGCGTTCTTACTTTTAATCACCAAACTTGAACTTGGCATTTTGGTTTTGATAAATTGTTTGAACTTTTCTACTTTAATATCCATGTCTTTAATTATTTTCTTTTTGTCTTGTCTGAACATTAACCACAAATCCGTAGACAACTCTGTACCATCGTTATTCAACTCAATATTTTTATCCCACCAATCATCAAAGAGAGAAAAGTTCGAGTTGATTATGTTACTAGTTTCACTTTCCAATATTTCTCTCAACTGATCATCCATATTTTGAATAATATTTTTTGAAATATTGATATTTGTATTCAACTCGCGAATATTCTTTCGTATGTCTTTTATCTTATCATTCATTTTAAACTGTTTCTCTCTTAACGCAGTCAACTCTGTTGTATCTACATTGACATCTTCTATTAACTTGTATAATTCTTTACAAGTATACCAAACAATTCGCAAAACTTTTTTTGGATCTTCGAAACTTGCCAAATTATTGATATATACTATACATTGTCTTGTATTTATCCATTCATACATTATTGGAGATTTATCAAATTTATCAATTGATGTATTGAGAGAAACTAACCAACCAAAATGGATGTGTTCATTCTTCAACAAATCATTCTTAATTTTCTCTCTTTGGTCAACTGGCACCTTCTTTTTATAATTTTTAGCATCTGCTAAAACATCAAACTCCTCAAAATGTAAATGAAAATCACCTTCCCCTGCTTGCGTATGCTTATCAACAATATTAAAACCCTTAAAATCAATAAACGTTTCTGCTGCATAATCATTGAACTGTTGTTCACCTTCAGATCCTTTGTGAGATGTACTTTTGTTTGTTAATTTTATTACACTTTCTTGTAACTTCTCTACAGCTTCTCTATTCAGTTTGTTCTGATTGTCTTTCTCCTGCAGTAACATGTTACAATTTTCTCTCACTTTATCTACTTCACTTTTTACAAAATCCGCATTTTCACACTCATAAGTCTTAATTTGTTCTCTCAATCCTTGTATCACGAGTTCTAATTTTTCATTTTGTTTTTTTATTTGGTAAATTTGTGCATCATATATTTGTGAAATTCGTTCTCCCATTTTTTTTGACATTTCTCGTTCAACAAGTATATCCAATTCTAATTTACTTATTTCTTCTTTTGTTTCATCCCTTATTTTTTGATAAATCTCTTTTTGTGAAAACCCAATAACTGATTTTCGACCTTCTTCCAAACATTGACAACCTATTTTTAACATTATATAATTCTCTTCAGGAGAGAAACTAGACAAAATATCAGGTATATTTCTCTCTTCTGGTATGGTTATTTGTATTGTTTTAAGCGACATATAAATATAAAAGGCTTATTTTTATATTTATTTAGTAAACTAATTAAACTTAAAATGAAAACTGTTCCTTATCTATGCCTGTTTGTTTTACAATATTTTTAATGATTTTATTTTCATTAATAATATCATCGTGTTTACCTCCATAGGCCTCTATTACTAATTTATTATACTTGTCACTTTTTGTAGACAATGGATTTTCACTATCAGGATATTTTTTCCTGTAAACTGGTAATAATTTGGAATTGTTAAAGGCTAATCGTTTGATCGCCTTTCTCAATTTTGCATTGTCTTCTTCGTCTTTTTCCCATTTTCCATCTTCCTTCACGTACATTACTTCCCTTTTTGTGTCGCTACAATGGACTGGACGCTTTGTCACATCCATTGCATTCAAGTTTTTAATTAAAATATTCGATATTCCATTTACAAATCCCAGTTTTCCAACACTTTCTAAGTCTGATAACTGCAAATCAATTGAATTGATAAAATCAGTCAAGTTCATTGCATCTTTGCATGTTTCATTCAAAAATATTTGCAAATTGAATGTTTTGTTATGACTATTAGTATGAGTTTGTGTTGTTGTATTGTACGAATTGTTCATGTTAGGATGGATTTGCTTACACACTTCCATCACTATATTTTTTATATTTTCCGTATTGTTTTCCAAAACAAACTTTAAAAAATTGGCGTCCAAACCAGCGATAGTAGATGGTTCCTTTTTTTCAGTTTCTTGATAATTTTTCATATCTTCGTTATTTATAAAAACAATGCATGACTTTCGGTGTTTCCATAGTCCCTGTCGGTATTTATAAATACTTCCACAAATACATTCAAAATTTTTATCATTTTCCGCTTTTTCCGCCTTTTCCGCCTTTTTTTCGCCTAAATGTAATCCATTTGTCATCCTTTTATGTTTATCGGTTAAAATATGTCTGTTAAATTTACTTAACTCGCACGTAGTATAGTCACAGCTACTACAACAAAAAAATTGTCCGCCTTTCGCCGCCTTTTTGTCATCCAAAATGTCATCCATTTGTCCTCTAAATTGCCTACAGAAAAAAGTTCCTAAAATCTTAGCGCAAAAATATTATAAAAATTATGCTCACAAACTTAAAATTATTTTTTTGGCTACCACACGCTAATTTTCAATTATGGTCACAACGATTATTTTTTTCCCAAGACTTTTCTGGGATTTTCAAAAATGGACAAAAAAAATGTCCAAAATCGAAAACCCAAAATACTTTTGGGTAAACTTTTTCGTTGTTTATATAATAAATTGTTTAAAGTACTTAAAGAAAACTCTAAACATTTTAATTCTATACTAATATTATGAAAACGAAGAAAAACATACAACGAAAATTAATTAAAAAATCAAAAACAAAAAAACAATTTTTATACAATCCAAATGACCCCAAAAAATCATTTGATGTTTATATAGATAAAAATCCAAAAGATACGATCCATATTAAATACACCACTATAGAAGATGTTAAGAATACAATTGACAAACTTGAGAGTTTATACAAAAGTAAAAAATATAGTCATAAACGTATATGGCAAGTAGCTATGATTATGAAAGTTCGTTTGGAAGTTTTGAAAAATATAAAACCGAGACAATATAGTTTATCGAAAAAATATTTTGATTTCTTGAAACAACGAACTAAACTAGACAAAAAAGAACGTTACAGTTTAGTTTTTACTTATGATAACTAATATAAATACATTTTCAAAACACTTAAAAACATTTTTTCAATATAAATTATAAACTTGATTTTAATGTACAAATATATTAGTTTACTTTTTATGCTATTTTGCAGTGTTAGTAGTTTAAATATACCAGGTGCTACAAAACCACTCGGGTTTTTTGATCCTCTTGGGTTTTCAAAGAATAAACCTCAATCTGAAGTAGTGAAGCTTCGTGAAGCTGAGCTTAAACATTGTAGATGGGGAATGATTTCATCTGTTGCCATTCCAGTAACTGAGCTTGTAACCCATAAGCAAGCTATTCATGTTTTAGATGATGCTAATCTAGTAGCACTTGCAGCATTTACAGGTTTAGCTGGAGCAGCTGAATTACAATCTATACTATTGGGTTGGGAAAATCCATTTACAAATTCATCTAACTATTTTGTAATGAAGGAAGACTACCAACCAGGTAACTTGGGATTAGGGTTACCTTTATCCTTTTTAGGTAATGATGAAACATTTATGGCAAATGCTGAATTGAATAATGGAAGACTTGCAATGATCGCGTCAATAGGAATGATAGTCCAAGAACTAGTGACGAATGAACCTATTTTTTAATATAATAAATTGTTTAAAGTACTTAAAGAACCGGAATATTTTTTTCTTTAAGTATAGTACAAATGTCGAAAGCCACCGCAACGCCATGTTCGTCTTGTCCTTCTTCAAACTCTCATCCTCAAAGAAAGTCTCAACCTCAAATAAAAGATAAACAATCTCAAAAATTTTTAGAGGTCGTGTTTAACAGATCAATAAAAGATCTTCAAAAAGATGATAATTTAAAGGTTAAGAAAGTTACATTTTTTAATAACTTAGAGTTGAAAAATTTAATTTTCCATGGTGAACTGCAGCACCGATTGCAAATTTCTGGGGCTTCCAGCTATACTCTGTCTATTTTTTATGAAGATTTGATAAATAACACACCAAATTACTTAGAAATACGATTTTTAGAAAGAAAAAAAATTGTGAAACCAAAGGGTATTTTAGGTGATAAGAGTTCGTGTAATTGTTCGTGTATTTGCGAACCTGCATCCGCAAACTTATGCCCTATCAATTGTACTTGTATAACTAGTACTGAGTGTACAGGGCAGTGTCCACCTTGTGGTTCAAGTGCCGTAGTAACCAGTTCTACAACTCTACCTGGTTCTTCAAAAACATTTGCTGTAGGAAAGCTATTTTTTGTTAAAATAGTTAAAAATATACTTACTTTATTATACCCACAATAAACCTATTTTTTAAAACCACCAAGACTTATTCTTCCGCGTTTTATTATGCGTAGTTCTTTTTTTTAAGTTTGACATTCCAAGACCCTTCATAATGAACTTTTTGATTTGTTCTCGTTCATGATAAATTTTATCGATAATAGGTGGAAAGAAAAATCGGAATTGAGACTTCATATCTTTCAATTCATCAATACAAATCCAACGGATCTCTTCCTTTTCGAATATTTTGGTCTTTTTAATTACTTCTGGTTCCAATCGTTTTTGCAAAAATCGTTGGTTGTTGTTGTAATAAAATGGCAACTTTTCATCATATATCATTGGAAACAAATGTACGCGATATATTTTGTTTTTACCAGATTTATTATCTATATTATAGGTGCCATGTCTCTCTAACATTTTTTTTAAGTCAGTATCAGACCCCAAAAAACCAGTCAATTCTTCGCCGCCTTCTCTTATAGCCGTTTGAATATAGGTTTCATTATCATCACTCCCACCACCGAAGTCTGAAAACCCTGGGGCTGTGTCTTCATATTTATTTTCTTTTCCAAATAAAAAATACAATTTATTTTTATGTATTGTTGTAGGCAATATACCTGCTCCCATTTATATAAAATAATAATATTATTATTTTATATGAATAAAACAAAAAAAAATAGAAAAAAGACGAAAAAGACGAAACAAAAACAGAAACCTAGTAAACCTCCTATTAAAAATATAACACAACGTCTTATTAAATCTTCGTCTTATTCGCCTACGATTAATCAACAACTAGTCACTTTAAAAAGTATTTCTAGAAGTCCTGTTTACGATTGCAATAATGAACAAGCATTTATTTTAAAAGAACCACTTAAAATAGGAGTTCCTGGATACCTATTTGGTAAAAACTGCTTTCTGTACAATTCGCCAGAAGCAAAACAATTTCTTCTCAAAAATTTAGCAGCAAATAAACACGTTCAATCTAATAAAATTGTACCTCCTATACAATCCAAGTCTAATTGTTGGTTCAACTCCATGTTTGTGACTTTCTTTGTAAGCGATAAAGGACGTAAATTTTTCCATTTTTTTCGTCAACTTATGATAGAAGGTAAGCAAAAAAATGGTACAAAAATACCTGAAAAACTACAAGACGCTTTTGCGTTACTGAACTTTGGGGTTGATGCGTGTTTAACAGGCAATAAATATGCATATGAACTAAATACCAATGCTATTATACGTCAAATTTACACTAGTATACCTAGCACTTACAAATCCAAATATCCTTTGATCGTAGACATAGACAATGCTGGAAATCCAGTGATTTACTACATGAGTATGATAGATTATCTTAATAATAATGACATTCAAATCTTTTTTTTGAGAGAAATTGGTGCCAACTGGAAACAACGTATTACAAAAATAACTACTGGTGTAAAGCATTTACCGCATATTATCATTATGGAAATTTTTGAAAAAGACGTTGCAACTTTCAACCAAAAACCACATACATTTACGATTAATAATGCCAGGTACCAATTAGATAGTTCGGTAGTGAGAGACACGACCAAACAACATTTTTGTTCTACAATTACTTGTGAAAAGAGAGAATATGGTTATGATGGTATGAGTTTCTCTCGTTTAGTTCCTTTAGAATGGAAAAACAAACTGAATTCAGCGGAATTTACTTGGCAATTCGAAGGTAGTAATAATTCAGACGGTACACCTTTACAATGGAACTACACCAAATGCTATCAACTTTTAATGTACTATAGAATTTCTTGAGATATCATAAAATTTAATAAATAAATAAATATATATATAAATAATTATGATTTTAGGAAATAGAATTCCTTATGAATATTTTGCAACAAGTGGAAAAGGTGAGTCAGAAGCTGGATCAAAAGGGTTAAAATATGAAACTGGCTCTTATGATGCAGCTTTAACAGATGCAGGCATTGAAAATTGCAATGTAATTGAGTATACTAGTGTTATACCAACTAGTGCAAAGTTAATTCCAAAAGAAGAAGGCTTGAAAAGAATTCGTTGGGGAGAAGTAATGGAATGTATAAAGGCTCAAGCAAATGGAGACAAAGGTAAATTTATAAGTGCTGCAGTAATGACAACTGATGTTTATAACCATAAAAAAAAATATTTAGGAGGTTTTGCATTGGAATATTCAGGTAATGGAACAAAGGAAGATGCACTCGAAAGTTTGTCAATATCTTTAAAAGGATTAATTGAACGTCGTGGATATGGTTTAATTGATAATAAAGTAGAAATTTTCAAAGATAATATAACATCGAAAGGGTATATTTTACATCCTGGTAAAATTTTTGTATATGATTCATTAGATGTTAAAAAAGAACACGGAAGTGTTTTTGCAGCACTTTGTTGGGTTTCTCATCAATTCCCTTCAGCAAAAAAAAATAAAACCAGAAAAATATATAAATAATCGGTGTTAAAAAAGGTAAAATCCTACAATAGCATCTGTTATTTTCTCTCCTCCTGTTTCTGAAGGCTCTATTTCTAAAGTAAAATCTTCGGGTTTGGTCAAAATAGTGCTTACCCTTAACACCTCCATGTTGTTTTCCTTCGCATACTCATATATTTTATGGTTCCATGTAGTTATTATATTTTTATAAGGTAAATATTTTGCACTTTTTGGATAATATACATCCAATAACACTAATTTTGCATTTTCCATTTTGGTCTTGATTGTTTTTACTAAATTTTTATATGCTCCAAAAATAGTATTCAAATAATCAAAGTCATTCAAGTTTGGATCACTGCGTTCTACATATTTATCTAGTATATCATTTCCACCAGCAGATAAAAAGATAGTTGTATATCTATTGTTCAACTCTAAAGGAATGTTAGTTACTTGACTATATATGTCATATGTTTTCGCATTGTTCTTGGCATAACAATGACAACTACTGTTCAATTTTTTACTTATTATATTTTCAATAGATTTATCATGCGGAACATAAGAACTATTTTGTAAAATACTATCTCCTAATAAAATAATAGTATTGGTTGTTGAATTGGAAGAATAACCTTCTTTTTTACTTTTGTAAGTTGTGTAAAGAGAGAAAATAAGTATTACGATCAATAAAAAAAAGACACGTAAGTAAAAGTTTTTCATTACTTATAAATTTATGATATAATATTATTTTAATTAAAATCATCTTCGTCATCTTCATCGTCATCATCATCTTCGTCATCATATTCTTCATCGTCATCATCATCTTCGTCATCATATTCTTCATCTTCATCTTCATCCTCATCGTCATCGTATTCATAATTCACGGTTCCATTTTTATGGTTCTTATCAAATTCAAATTTGTACAAAAATTCTTTTAGTTTTCCTCTAGGATTGACAATGGGTCGGAGTGTTTTTGCTTTTGAAATAGCAGTGTTTACATCTAAGTTTTCATAATACATTAAAGAAGCAGTTCCCAACGTACCAGCTCTATGTGCACCTAAATAACAATGAATTAAGACATTTTCTCCATTTTCTATTGCTGTATCAATAAATCGAAAAACAGGGTAAATAAATTCTAGTATTTTGGAATTGGCGGAAGTAATATATTTATGCCAATTTCTAATAGCAAAATTATAATATTTAAAATGTTTTTCATGAAAATTAGGTACACTTAAATTGTCAAGTGTACAATTTATTACTCGAGTTATTTTTAGCTCTTTCAATAAGGTTAAATTTTCCGCCGCTATTTTATTGCCAACAAATATTGTCCCTTTTCCAATAGGATGTTTATAAAACGCATCTATATCATTCCATGGATTTACAGCTTCTTCCTCTTTGTCGTCGTCTTCTTCGTCATGCTCATCGTCATCTTCAATGTAGTCGTCTCCATATTGATTTCTTTCATCAATTAAATCTTCTATAATAAATTGTTCTTCTTCTAGTGATTTGAAATCAAAATTAAAATCAAAACCTGTTTGTGTTTTAACATATTTTTGAAACTTTTTAACAACTGCATTTTGATCGCATTCTACATAAGGAAACATAATACTATCTGCAAACATAGTACAAAAATTATTTTGGATTAGTTTTTCTTCACTAAGAAAATTATACATATGATAAACGATTTCAGATTCAATAATTTCACACCAAATTAAAATTATTGCATCCTTTATATTATTCATCTCTTCAGATCTATCATTTCCAAACTTATTAAATGATTTTTTATCTTGTAAATATAAAGCAAGCTGTATGTTGTTTTCATAAATTACTTTTCTAACTAATTTAATTTCTTTTATAAAAGTACTTATGAAAGGATGTATTTTTTTTGAATTTTTTATAGAAATGTTTTCATCTTGTAAATGGTTTACCCAGTCTGAAAATTGATAACTTTCAATTGTAATAAAACCATAAATTAAGTCTTTAACACGTCTTCTATACAAATTGGCATCTTTTTGATAATATTTTTGAATAGTTTCTACAAATCCATCAAAATTGTTAAGCATAAAATTGATTATTGGTAGTTTTTGTTTTAAGTGTTTCATTGTTTCGAATATAATACTTAACCATGAAGTTTTCATATCGAAGTCCAACCATTTCATATATTTATACAAAGTAAATGCAATATATTTGTCACTATGTTGTGATGTTAATGATGTATCATTTTTAACAATAAATCTACCCAAACCATTTTGTTGATAGTAACTATGTTCTAGTATACTGTTCTCATCTAGATTATCAACAACTTTGTTTTTGAAATTTTCCTTCATTTCATTGGTAATCAAAGGATTTTCAGATTGTAATATAATTTCACATATTTGTTTATCGATTTTTTCTCTAAAAGTATTGTTCATAATTTCATGATAGTCTGGTATTTTTTCTAAGTCAATAGTTACACCATCTAAAAAGTCAATAGGCATTATTTAATATTAAATAACATAAAAATTTTAATATTAAATATTTTCTAAACTTTTATACATTTACGAAATATATCCTAATGAAATAGTAGTAAATGTTTTTGGTTTTAGATTGGTGTCAAACCCATATAATGCAGCAAGTTCATCCAAACGCGAGGCACTTGGTAAATTGAAACGATAATAGAGTTCACCATTATTTAAAGCTTTGGTTCTAGCTTCTTGTATGATTGTTTGTAATTGGTTATTCATAAAATCAACAACAGCATTTTCACTTACAGGAAAATCTAATAAAGGAACTAAGTATGTTGGATCCAAACTTATTCTTGTACTAAGAGACAAAAATTTTAAGACTGGTTGTCCAGTATATAATACAAGTTCTATATCATCATAACCTAAACTTAAATTATTTGATATCTCAGTTACATTTCCTAAAATAGTAAAACTTTCTCTATCACCAGCAAGTATAACTTTATTTGTAGGCAAACCTGCTCTTAAATATGCTACAATATTAGCTAAGGTATCATTTGCAGAAGAACTGCTACCAACAACTCCGTTCTTTGTCATTTTATAATATTACTAAAGAAAAAATTTTATAATATTAAAAATAAACGTACAAAATATTTTGTTAAATTACTACGAAGTTATACTAAACTTTATAGAATTCGACACAAGTGTCAACCCATTACCAGTTTTAGATACAACAGTTGTCCCGTTCAAAAATATATTATTTTTAACGGTAATATTGTAGACACCTGGAAATGACACTACAGGTAATTCAAAAAAAAAGGAACTTTGACTTAAAAAATTAATTGCTATATTTTTAGTATTTCCAAAAGTAATGGTAGTTGCACCATTTGAGAAAAAATTTTCACCATACACATAAATTAGTACATAATTATTTAACTGTGTAGAGTAACTCGATAGACCACTTATAAAGGGTGTAAGATTAGGTACAATAGGTGTGTACTTATTACAAGTTGTATTTTTTTTTATTCCTCAATGTTTGGTCTATCAATAAAATTGTATTATTAGGATTACGATGTGTAGGTACAGAAGTCATATTTATATTTATTAAATGTATATTTTAATATTTAATAAATTATATAGATTATTATAGTGGACCATAGTCATCTTTTTTTGCAGTTTTTTTACCTTCAATATTATTTTTTGCCATAAAATAAGCTATATACCCTAACACAATTCCAATAGAAGAACCTACTATAACTTGCATAACACTATGATGATTGTCGATAACTCTTTGACATAATGTGATTGAACTGACTATTATGTAAACTAAAAGCACTTTAAAATCCCGTAAACAAAAGTAAATAAAAACGGTCGAAAATAATACAGATTGCGAATGTCCAGATGGCATACCAAAAATATCATATGGCATTCCATGTTTACTTATATAACGTTCCTTATTTTTCATCATTAATTGAAATGTTTTTGCATCAATTGAAGGTCGCGGTTGTTGAATTAATCCTTTTAAAACTATGTTCAACACTATACTTATTCCAAAAAATAAAATATAATAAAATAACAAGTTGTATTTGTTTCTTAATAAAAAAATAGAGCATAACAACAATATTAACGGTCCATATTCACCTATTTTTTTTAATACTGCAAACATACTATATGTGTATATTTTAATATTGATATAAACAATCACATATCAAGGTAATCACCCAATCTATTCCGTTCAAATCTATTACATAGCCTTTGTCATTTAATAATTTAACAGCCAAACGCTCAATGTTAACAGGTCCAAAATAAGTACGAATATTTTCCTGCAATGAACCACTAAATTCAACCAATATGCTTCCTGTAGAGAGACTGGAAGTTTTTACTGGAATAATAGCCAAAATATCCGAGCTTGTCGGAGCTTTACTGCGAAAATTGGTAACACTTTGATTTTTATTTATTTCATTAATAGTGTATATTTGAGCTTGTGTTAATGTTCTAGGAGCACTTGGTAAAACAACTTGGGTTGAAGTATAATTAGTGACACTTTTGCCTGCAATTAAAAGACCATTATCAGTAATATTTCCTTGATTGTCAAGTTGAGATGATGCATTTGCTTGATTTACAATCTGTGTTACATTGGCACTGTTTGCACTAATACAAGTGGAAGGCAAATCTCGTGAATAATAATTAGGAACTTTTAAATTGCTATTATATTCAGTAATAGAAACCAAACTATTATTTACATGATTTTGATTATAATCATCTATCACTAATATCAAATATTTTGTTCCTATTAAGTCTAACACAGATGATGCTTGGTTGCCACTTGGATTTACTGTTTCATAGGGAACTCTATATCCCATTAACCAACCCAACGTTTGATTTAAATAGTTATTGTTATTAACACAGCTTATATTACACTGTAATGTTGCAGTAAAATCAAAAAAAGTAATAATTGTTGTTTCTGTGATTGTAAAATGATATGTGCCATTATTAATAGTACCTCCATACAAAGAAAGCGTTATTTTTCCTGTGTTTTCATTGTATGTGACAGGTTGGGTCAAAGGAGACGAAAAAGTAAATCCTGCACTTGTAAAAGCAGTTGTCAAGGCTGTTTTAAATTGACTTGATGTATAGTTACCAGAAGGCATTGTAATTGTAACATTATCACTACCATTTGTTATCCAAAAACATGTATTGTTGTAAATTGTATCAATTAAGTACCAAGAAAAAGGTATTTGATATGAATACAACCGCATCGACAAGACATTGTTTAATGTATCAGATAAGTCGCAAGTATAACTAGTTGATGTGCTGTTACTACCACTAAATTGTCTAAACTGACTATCTAAGTTAACAAAACGTGAAATTGTGTTTTTTAAATTTGGATTAAGAGAGTCTTGTTTTACAGGAACATTATAAGTATCATTTACACCTAGTTGTTCACGTGTCATAGGAACATGCTCGTCACCAAAAACTTGAATTTTTTGTTTTCGTTGTGTTATTTTGTCAGTTTGATTTTTATCTTTTTGAGTTAAATATTCGTTTTGGTATCTATCTTGTACTTGTTTTTCACCGTCTGGGTAAATTGCATCATCTTTATTGTCTTCATTATACAAACCTTGAGAATATTGTAACAGTTGACTTTGAATTCCCTTAAAAAAAGTGGATAAAGTGGGGTTACTATTTTTATATTTTTCTACAAAAGGTGAAGTAGCATTCATTATACTCGTTGGATCCAAATCATTTAAACCAACAATAGCCATTAATTCTGACAAAGTATAATTTGAAACATTTGTATCTATAGAAGTCATATTAGTATTACAATTATTATAAATATGTTTTTATAATATTATTGTGAAATTGTTTATAAATAATTCTCTCAACCTTCTTTTAATATTTATATTTTCACAAATTGAATGATTTAATAGTTTTTCGGGTATGCTCGTAAAACCAGACCCTCGTTTTAAATGTGTTTTTTCTTTGAATAAAATATAATCAAAAATTTTCACCAATTCTTCATCTAGAAACAATAGTTTATCTCGATTTAAATAATAATTACCTTTATAAATATAACGATTATAGTTGCCTTCATGATATATTTTGTAATATTTATCTATATGGGTCTTGTTTCGTATTAAACCAATACCTTCAATTTTATTTTTAGAATTATTCATTTCTATTACAAATACATTACTATCTAAACATATATGTGGCGGCATTTCTAATGGTGTACCATAAATACATTCTATGGTGTTTTTTATTCTAAAATCAAAATTTTCTTGCCATGTAATATCATTAAATCTAGTCGACACTACTTTTATCATTTTAAGTCATGCATATGATGCTTTAATATATACTGTATTTTCGTATTCATTTTTAATTTTTAATAATTAAATATTTATAGTAAACAAGTAAATGTTTTTGCCAAACGAAATAGAATGTTGCATATGTGGTCCAGTAAAAAACTGTGGTCCTTATTTAGATAAAGTATTAGAAAATATAGAGAAAATAGGAGCGCTTTTTAAAGATTACAAAATTTGTATTTTTTATGATAATTCACAAGATGATAGTATAGTTAAACTATCAAACTACAAAAAAAAAAATTCACGTCTTAAATTATATATCAACAAAGAACCAAAATCAAAATACAGAACACATAATATAGCATATGCACGAAACTATTGTTTAAAATATATTAAAAATAATAAAGATAAATACCCATTTTTTATCATGATGGACTTCGACGAAGTAAACTGTAAAAATATAAATACAAACATATTGCCAAAATATTTTGAAAGAAATGATTGGGATGCATTATCATTTAACACGACACCCAAATATTACGATATTTGGGGTCTATCCATTTCCCCTTTTTGTTTTAGTTACAATCATTTTAATCAAAATGAATATAATAACTATCATGTAATTCAAGACTATGTTATGAAAAAATTAAATGAACTTCCACAAGGTGAGTTACTAAAATGCATTTCTTCTTTTAATGGGTTTTCTATATACAGAACTGAAAAGTTTTTAAACTGTTATTATGATGGCAAATTGAGATTTGATGTTATACCTGCAAAATTTATTAAAAAACACGCAGAAAAAGCCAGGTCGAATATTCTTTTATACGACTATGGACATATTAAAGGAAAATATGAAGACTGTGAACATAGAAGTTTTCATGCAATGGCTATAAATCAAAGTGATGCAAAAATAAGAATATCACCAGAAATATTATTTAATTAAAAAATAAAATATATGCTAATACATCATGATTATATTATTTATATAAAGGTTCATTATATTGACTGTAGTGTTTTTTATTATACCTACTATACATCTTTTTATAACCACTACCAATAACATTTAATTCAAAATAGTTGTCATAGTTAATAGATCTATGTAAAATAGATTTATTTTTTTTAATATAATAACCAATAGCTTTTGTAAATGCATCAGGTCCAGTAACATGAAGTATTTTTCCTTTTGTATCTAACTTATAGTTAGTTAGTCTTGGTATATATTTTATTTCTATATAATGCACCATCAAATTTATCATTTCCAATAAGTAAGGATGGTTTGGAGCAAAAATAAGTAACCATTGTTCATAAGTAGGAGAAAATAATCTAAAAGGCTCTTTATCATTTCTTAATCTATCTAAAATACATATATCATTTTTTCTTATTATTGTAAACAATGGAACTTTAATTACTGACTTAATATCTAAGTAAATACCTCCAAGTTTATATAAAACACAGTATCTAAAAAAATCCGCTTTCATAGCCCCATAAACATCATTTATTTTTTTATATGCATCATACACTTTTTTTTCAAAATTATTTTTAATAAAAATATCACATTCATTATCATCGTAAAATATGAACTTACATTGTGAACATATTTTTTTATTATGTAAAATTATTTCAGCTATTTCTGGAGGTAAACTTCTATTTATAAATGTTTGATGAATAATATTTGGTATTTTGTATCCTTGACTAACTGAATCAAATTTATCCATTCTATACTTTATTTTATATTAATAATTTGTTTTTTTAATAATTAGTATTTATTTATATTATAAATTTCGAACTGTATTATTGTATTTTTTACTTATTTTATTTCTTTTAAAATATATTTTTTTAGTATAATTATTTTTATATTTTTCATTCTTTTCATAAAAAATAATAATTAAATTATTTAAATCTTGAAACATAGAAATTGTTGGTTCAAATACTATAGTATCAATATGTTGTAAAATTGTTAAGAATTGCCTATAACGGTCAATAAAGTCATAATCTTTTATGTCTAAAAAATAAGTCACTTCTTCAGGATTTACTGTAATATTATACTTCAAAATAGACAATAAAGAATACAAATTTTTATTATAGCATGAGTTACGTTTTATAATATCAATAATTTCTTCCCTAGAAATAACATTATGGTTTTTCATTAAAAAGATTTCATTTGTTATTTTATCAATTTCATTTTCTTTGTTTACATAAAAAATATTTATGTTTACATAATAAACATTTTCTTTATAAAAATCCTGATAAGGTTTATCTACTTTGTCAAAATCCTGTATCCAACTATCATCTAACTTGTCTAACTTGTCTAATTTATCTTCTTCGACAATCATCTAAAATAAGTAAAAATATGGTTATAATTAAGCAATATTATTCGTTTAATTTTTAAACTAAATTATAGTTTATTGAAAAAAAAACTAGAATACTATATCTGTAAACCAATATGTTCAATAGTATTACCTAATTAAATAATTAATATAATTCATAATTATCATAATCATTATTGTTTGCTTTATAAAAATGGTTATTGAACTCACGCTCAAATTTTTCATCTAACTTGTCAAAATAGTCATAATCATAATTTTGAAATAAGAACATTTTATCATATTCATCATATCCCCATTTGTTGATGTGGTCATTTTTTCTATTTTGATAAAGTTTTGTTAATCTTTCAAATACATAAAATGGGTCTTCGTCTAAAACTTCTGAAACGTCATTTTCATTTTGTTTATCAAGTTCCATTTTTGAACATCCTTCACCATAAATCCATTTCGGTTGATTTGTTTTAACATCATGTTTAATACATACACAACCTGGATTCACAATTTCATCTTCTTCAACAGTAACTTTATTTTCTCCATCTAAATTTTGCGTACTATTTTTCATCATATCAGCAAAACTTGTTTTATCTGTTTCTTTATTTTGATTTTTGTTAATACTAGCAATGGAAATATTTTTAAGTTCAGGGAAATTTGATATATCCAATGCTTTAACAATATCTTCTTCTTTTTGTTTTTTTAATTTTTCCTCCTTAAACTTTCTATAGTCTATTTCATCTTGATGTCTGTTATTTGTGTAGTTATTTGATCTAAAATTGTTAAAAGTCGCGCTTTTTGGTTCGTTATTTTTAACTATTTTAGTTTTGTTGTTGTTGTTATTGTTGTTATTTTCTAATAAAACGTTAAATCTGTTATTTGTATTCATTTTTAGTAGTAGTTTTGTACTTTGTATGTGTAAATATTTTATTAGTATTTAATTATTTCAATTTTATTTTAAAAAATAAACTATTTTACTATATTACATTTCAACGTCTGAAAGCAAGAGCAACAAACCCTACTGCTATTATTCCTAAAACCAACCCACTATGATAATATACTGACATATTTCTATACAATTGTAACCACAACTTAGTTTGCTCTGGAGTGTCAATATGGTTTAACATCCACTCACTTTTTGGTGTCAACATATAATAAAAATAGTTTGTTAAAAAACATGTTGCTACGACAATACATACAAGGGAAATATTACTTAACCTTTCTCTCTTTAGTTTTAAATTATAAAAAATAATACATAGAGAGAGAAAAAATCCCAACACATAACCATACATTGAAATTTTAAATCGTTCATTTGATATTTTATCATATAGTTGTTTTAATTTTATTGGTAACTTTTCCTTGTAATGTTTTACTATTTGGCTGTTTGTTGTAGCATTGTAAAAATAAATTTTACCAACAACAAAAGCAAGAGCTATAGAACAACTAATCGAACATACCATCTTTATATATGCATGTAAAAAAAATATAGTCCTTTTATACTTCCAATTACGAGTTAGTTATTAAATATCATCTACATTAATCTCCTCTTCTTCATCAAATGCCATGCTTATCTTTGCGTTTTTATCATTTTGATTTTCTGCTAATTCTTCTTCTACTAATTTCATATATTCATCTGTTCGCTCGTCAACAAATAACACATCATCTTCCGATATTTTAGTACCATTATCGTTGTTGAACAAATTCCAATTTTCATTTACTGTATTTTTTAATCTATCTACATCCATTGGTGAATACACTTCTAATAAATCACAATTTTGCATTTTTTTTTCGTCTTTTCCAATTTCCCATTCGCGTAAACCAATGAGTAACCAACTATTGTTTCCTAATAAATTATCGCGCTTACCACGTCCTCGGAATTTACCTCGAATATGGCATAAACGCGTTTTACCGTCTATACATAAAACATGACACATACCATTTCCTAACATTTTTGTAGCTTGTGCATATAGTTCGCATTCATCTTGCGACAACCGAATATTAGTCGGTTGTTTAGCATTATTAACGAACTTTCGCGCTTGACCTTTTGTTTTGCTTCCACCAGTCCTATTTTTTACCATGATTTGATTGATATTTTATATGCGTTTATTTAAATTCTTTTTTTAATATCAATTTTATTTTTTATAAAAAAA